ATTACCCAAGAGGACTACGAGGATACCCTCAAGGCAGCTAGGGAACGCCTAGAGCAAATGAAGAGAGTTGACAGTCCAGAGATAATCGAGGAATCAAACGATGATTGATGAAGACCACGATGAACTCTTTGACCGCATCCGAGGTAACCTCGGCGAGCACTTCAGTAACTATATGTTTATAGTTATGGATGATGACGGTGATTTATTCTATGATTATACTAATCACAGAGTAGGACGTATGCTAATATCAGAAACTAAATTAGATATGGACGGTGACTTAGATGCACTGGATATTATTTGGGAAGCTGAAGAAGAAGAGGAACAAGATGGAACTGACATTTTCTAAGCACCCATTCCTAGCACCCCCTACGGACGAGGAGATTGTTCTCTTAGCAGAGAAGGACCCAAAGTTGCTGGAAGCATTGTACGAAGCCCACGAGGGTAGAATACAAGCAGCTGAGGAGGATCCTATCCGATACGGTTTTGATTTAGCCGGATGGAATAGAATGAGAACCAGTCTCAATAAGCACAATGAGTGCCTAGTACTCGGCGGTAATAGAAGTGGTAAGACCACTGGTTGCGCGAAGATGGTAATGCAAGCCGTAATGGAGAACGAGAACGGACACTTAGTATGCTTCAGTCAAAACGCAGATACTTCTATTAAGGTACAACAAGCAGCAATTTGGGAGATGATGCCGAAGGAGTTCAAGCGCAAGACAAAGAGTATAGACGGCTATATAAACTTCAGTATGCAGAACGGTTTCACCGGAAGTTCTTTTATTTTTCCGGACACTAAGACGAGGGTAGACTTCAAGACTTATACGCAGTACAGCAACAATCAAACAATCCTAGAAGGATTTGAGTTCGGTTTTAAGAAACCAAATGGGTTAAACGTAGGCGCTTGGTTGGACGAGTACCTTGGGGATGCGGCTTTAGTAAACACCTTACGATTTAGATTAGCAACAAGAGATGCTAAGATGGTGATTGGATTTACTCCAATCGATGGTTACACTCCTTTCATCAATGACTACTTGAAGGGAGCCGAGACTAAGCAAACTAGGAAAGCGGAGTTACTCAAGAACAAGGAAGTACCTATAGAGCAGTACAGTCCAGAAAGAGATGCTGGGGTCATCTATTTACATTCGGACGAGAACCCATTCGGGGGCTATGAACGTATAGCGAAAGACCTTCGTGGCAGACCCGAAGAGGAGATTATGGTACGTGCTTACGGAGTACCAGTGAAATCAATGACAAGTCTCTTACCGTTATTTAACACAGAAGTAAATGTATTATCCGAAGTACCCAATAAACACAGAAGAAGATTTCCAGACATCACTGATAAGTCCAAGTATAGTTGTTATCAAGTGGTCGATCCCGCCGGAGCAAGAAACTATGTTGCAATCTGGGCTGGAGTTGATAGAGATAATAACGTCTATATTAGAAAAGAGTTCCCCGACCGTGATACATACGGAGAGTGGGCAATTTTTGGCGATCCAAAGTGGCGATTTGGTCCAGCCGCGAAAAAGATGGGGTACAACGTAGAAGGCTACGTAGAGCTCTTCAAGGAGATAGAGGAGGATCTAGGAATAGAAGTAATAGAAAGAATCGGGGACTCTAGATACTTCGCTAGGGAGAATGAGAACAATGATGATCTCTTTACAGCCTTCTATGATTACGGAATGAACTTCATTCCTAGTGACGGTAGAACCGAAGAGATGGGAATCACTGCATTGGACGAGTGGTTTAATTACAACCCCAACGTAGAGATAGATGAAATCAATCAACCCAGATGTTACATACACAAGGAGTGCGGCAACTTGATTGATAGTTTAATCAATTACAATTCCAACGGAAAGATGGACGAACCCTTAAAGGACTTCTTTGACGTGATCAGATATTTACGAATGGCAAATGGCGGCGAAGGTCCCGACCATATAGATGCTAACGATTATCAAACTATAACAAATACAAAAGGAGGGTACTAATATGCCTAAGAAAAAACTAAAAGAAATAGCAGAAGAATACGGAATACCTTTCGAGGAAGTCCTTGATCTAGTCTTTAAAGAACTAGAAGAAGATATGGTAACTGGAAAAGGTAAAGGCACTTGGATTAATGACGATGGTCAAAGAGTCCTAGATGAGTTCATCTCAATGCCGGTTCTTTACAGAGGACCAGTAGTGCAGTTAGCGCCGAACCCTATGTACGTTATGACATACATAAAAGAAATAACTAAAAAAGTACCGGTTAAAATACCTATGCGTATGAAGGGAAAGATTACAGTAGGTAAATTAATTTACGTAGAGGCTGATAATAGTTCAGATAACCCAAAGTACAACTGGGTAAAAACACCTCAAAGAGGTTGATACGTGTGATATTATATTAAATAAACTATGCAAAGTGACTCAATTTCAGAAAGCCTTACTTACGTAGGGACCGAGCCCGATATTAATACATTACGTTATGCGTACGATCAGACTACTGTAGAGCTAGAATCATACTTTGATTTGTGCCGAAGTAGTTATGACGACAGACGTAACTGGTGGGCTGGTAAAAGCCGCGACCACCGAAAGCACGGGGCTGATGCTTTCCCTTGGGAAGGGGCTGCTGATATGGAGGCGCACACTATTGATGAACGCATTACTCGTCTTGTATCTTTGTTTATGTCTTCTCTTAATCGTTCTAATGTAAGAGCGTTTCCGGTAGAAAGCACAGACATACCTAGAAGTAAAGTAGTATCCAGTTTCTTAAAGTGGATGGTATCCAGTGGATACATTCCTCGTTTCAAAAGAGAGATGGAACTCGGAGCTAATTATTTATTAGAGCGCGGTATTTTGATGACCTACGTAGGTTGGCAAAGAGAAGACCGTAAGTTCTTACAGCGTTTAGACCTAAATCAAATCGGTCAAATAGCTCCAGAGCTTGTGGGCTTAATCCAAGAAGGCAAAGATGATGAGGACTTAGTAGCTTTATTGGAAGCAACATTTCCGGGAGTAACTAAAAAGAGAGCTAAGAAAGCTCTTAAGGAGTTACGTAAAAAAGGAGAAGCGGAACTTCCGATTGTACGCAGACAAGTTGATGCCCCCGATGTAAAGACACTTGCACCGGACGGAGACTTTTTCTTCCCTCCTTATGTTACGGATCCACAAAGAGCTCCTTATTGCTTTTGGAGAACTTACTACACACCTCAAGAGTTAGAAAATAAAGTTGTTACTGACGGATGGGATGAAGACTTCGTTGAAACAATGATAGAGAAGTATCGAGGAGTAAGTATAGATTCCATAGAGCGCGAACAAGAAGGAGGTAGAAGTACTTCACTTACTGACAATGCTTACGAAGCAAATGAGTTAATCGAAATAGTTTACGGATACCAACGTTTAATAGATCAAGAAGATGGTTCCGAAGGTATTTACTGCACAGTCTTTCACAAGCAGTACAGTGAAGGCTATGCTAAGTTCGAGTTATTGAACGGTTACGAAGACTACCCAGTAGTAGTTACTAAACTTTCTGAAGATAGTAAGAGGCTCTATGATACTCAAACTATTCCAGACATCCTTCGCGGCATTCAGAATCAAGTCAAGGTAGAAAGGGACTCACGTATAGATAGAAACAGTCTAGCCACTCTACCTCCGATTCTTCACCCAGTTGGTCAAGCACCAACAGATTGGGGGCCCGGAAGGATGATACCTTACCGCAGAAA